TAGAATTGAAGACTCGGCTGGTGTTGCGGTTGGTAGATTACAAGCCAATGCTGGAGATGGAAATATTAATTTATTTGAGCAGAGCGGTTATGCGTTAACATTCGGAACATCTAACTCCGAACGAATGCGCATCACCTCAGGCGGCAACGTTGGGATTGGGACGAGTTCGCCGACTGCTCCTTTACAAGTAACTGGTCAAAGTGCAAGTCCAAATAATGGGTTTTTCCTTAGTACAAATTCTTTTACCTTACTTTCTTCAGGCTCATTACTTAGAATGGGACACGTTGCATCTTCTGGCAACACAACCGCAATTATTGAAAATCTAGGTTCTGGAGGCCAATCGGCTGCAAATATTGCATTTCCAGGCGGCAACGTCCTGATTGGAACGACAACAGACGTAGGCGCAAGGCTACACGTTAACGGCGCAGTCAGAACAGGAACACTTACAGCAGGTACACAAACGGCTGCTGTTGATTGGAGATTAGGTAACGCTAGAGGTGGGTCTGCTACAGCAAACGCACTTGTAAGAGTACAAATAAATGGGGTATTAGTAGACTTAATAGGTAATTACGTATAAACAAACAAACAATATGAAAACAATCTCTCCAGTCTCAATCTGGGACAACGGACAAACAGTAGAAGCTAAAATCTTAAACGCTTACGCTGTAAATGTTACACTAGGTACAAGTGCGACATTTTATTATTCACTACTTTCTGAAACAGCAGAGGGTTATGTAGGTCAACAAGTGACTCAAGGAAACTTGAACATGACTGGTGAAGCTTATCAAGAATGGAATCAGGATGAGTTTGCATGGGAATGGGTGGCAGCACAGCTGAACCTAACCATCACAGGTGACTATGTTCCACCAGTACCTCCATCTCCTGAGCCAACTCCTGAACCACCTGTAACCGCAGAATAATCATGGCAAATATTAATTCATACCCTACAGACGGAAGCGTATCTTACGCTGACAAGTTGATTGGTACTGATGCTGAGGACAGCAACAAGACTAAGAACTTTACAATTGGAAGTATTCTATCTATGCCACTGCCTAGCGTTCCTGTATATGCTAATAATGCAGCTGCTATTGCTGGTGGCCTTGCTGTTGGACGTGTGTACAGAATCACAGGGACAGGGCAGTTAGGGATAGTTTACACTCCTTAATCATCCCTACTTAAATCAAATCAAATGGACATAAGAAAAATATCGGTAGGACCAGATTACAAGGGTAGCTCAATGCACTACATCGTAGGGCAGAAGGTGCTTGGCGATTCATACGAAATAGAGGCTATCCTTTTTAATATTGACTTAGGATCAATACGTGTTTATATTAGAAACGAAAAGAATGAGACTTTGATGTGGAAGGAATTCAACCACAACATGCCCATTGCTATTGAATACAATATAAATTACTGATGCAGTCACCATTCGACTTTATCGTAAGACCTGTGAAGGGTGAGCGATACAATAACACCAAGGAGGTTGGTGGCATAGACCTTATTGTCAATACCTCAGAGGAGGACCACAAGTTCTCAAACCGATATGCTGAGGTGCTTGAGGTACCGTATGGATACGATGGTCCTATACGGCAGGGTGATATCCTACTCGTGCACCACAACGTGTTCAAGTTTTACAACGACATTCAGGGTAGACGAAAGAGCGGTAGGTCATTTTTTAGAGACGATAAGTTCTTCATTGAGCCTGACCAGTTCTACCTATATAAACGCTTGGATAAGTGGAACACTTATTCAAGGTATTGCTTTGTCAAGCCCATCCCTGCTATCGAGAGTTACATCATGAAGCCATTTTCCCATGAACCCCTCATGGGAACTATGGTTTACCCGAACGCCTATCTCATATCGCAAGGAGTAAATGCAGGAGACAAGGTGTGCTTCAAGCCAGACAGTGAGTATGAGTTTGATGTGGATGGAGAGAAGCTATATAGAATGTTTGATCATCAAATAACTATGGTGCTATGAGAGATCCGAAAGAAATAAAACTGAAGATTATTGAGGCAGGTCACCAGGCTGTTGAGCAGTTGATTAAGGTAGCTAAGGAGGCAATCATTAAGCCTGAGGATGAGAGTGAACTATCTGCGGATAGGCTGAAGAATGCGGCTGCTACAAAGAAGCTGGCCATCTTTGATGCCTTTGAGATTCTCAATAGGATAGAGGCGGAGCGTGAGGCTCTTGAGATGTTGGATAAAGGAGTAAACAGAACAGATACTAAACAAGGTTTTGCAGAGCGAAGGTCTATATCGAATCGTTAAGGATCATGTTCCACAGAACGCTATCAGTAAAAAGAATAGCGGAAGGTCATGGCTGTACGGCTACAATGAGCAGTACGACATGGTGGTCATATCTAGGACTGGACAGATTGGAGAGATAGTCAACATACAGGGCCTGACTGTGGCATTGCCACTTACCCCTAAGGAGTGCTATCAAAGAAGCAAGACTTCTTCGATGCAGTACTGGGAGAGGGAAGAACTGCCAAAGGAGCTATCTAAGATTCAGTCAATATTCCAATGGAACGAGATGCCTACTGAGTTTAAGGACCGGTGGGTAGACTACATTGAGGGCGAGTTTAACAGGCGTGAGGAAGGGATGTGGTTCATGAATAATGGAACACCTACCTACATTACTGGAGCCCACTACATGTACCTGCAATGGTCTAGTATTGACGTTGGATACGCAGACTACCGTGAGGCTAATAGAATATTCTTTATCTTCTGGGAGGCATGCAGGGCAGACCCACGTTCGTTTGGTATGATATACCTAAAGATTAGACGCTCAGGGTTCTCGTTCATGTCATCCTCAGAGTGCGTCAACATAGCAACTCTTGCTCGTGACTCTCGTGTTGGTATACTGTCTAAGACTGGTGCTGATGCTAAGAAGATGTTCACTGACAAGGTGGTCCCCATAAACAGCAGGCTACCTTTCTTCTTCCGTCCTATCATGGATGGTATGGACAAGCCGAAGACTGAGCTTGCGTATCGTATACCTGCATCAAAGATTACAAAGAAGAACATGGCCACTGTTGAAGACGACAGTGTAATTGGTCTTGATACCACCATTGACTGGAAGAACACTGAGGAGAATTCTTACGATGGTGAGAAGTTACTATTCTTAGCACATGACGAGAGCGCAAAATGGGTCAGGCCGAACAACATCTTAAATAACTGGCGAGTAACAAAGACCTGTCTTAGGGTAGGTAGTAAGATTATTGGCAAGTGCATGATGGGATCTACATCAAATGCTTTGAGCAAGGGTGGTGATAACTATAAGAAACTATATGATGACTCAAACGTACTTAGCAGGAACGCTAACGGACAAACTAAGAGCGGTCTATACGCTTTGTTTATACCGATGGAGTGGAACATGGAGGGCTTTATCGATAGGTATGGGATGCCTGTGGTTCGAAAGCCTGTTGCTCCTGTTCTTGGTGTTGATGGGCAGATGATAAAGAATGGGGCGATTGACTACTGGGAGGCTGAGGTTGAGTCATTGAAGAATGACGCTGATGCACTCAATGAGTTCTATCGTCAGTTCCCACGCACGGAGTCACACGCATTCCGTGATGAGAGCAAGTCATCTATCTTTAACCTCACCAAGATTTACCAGCAGATTGACTACAACGATTCAGGTATTGAGGGGCAGATGGTTACACGTGGGTCTTTCCACTGGAAGGATGGCATCAAGGATAGTAAGGTGATATGGACACCTGACTCTAGGGGCAGGTTCTTAATTAGCTGGGTGCCACCAGTGTATTTGCAGAACAATGTACAAGTAAGGAATGGCGTTAAGTACCCTGGTAATGAGCACCTGGGTTCATTTGGTTGTGACCCTTATGATATCTCAGCAGTAGTTGGTGGACGTGGATCTAATGGAGCATTGCATGGTATGACTAAGTACCACATGGACGATGCTCCTGTCAACCAGTTCTTCTTGGAGTACATCGCAAGACCGCAGACAGCAGAGATATTCTTTGAAGAAGTATTAATGGCTTGTATATTTTATGGCATGCCTATGCTTGCGGAGAATAATAAAGCTCGTATATTATATCACTTTAAGAATAGAGGGTACAGGGCATTCAGCATGAATAGACCTGACCGTACATTGAATAAGCTTAGCAAGACAGAACGAGAGCTTGGTGGTATACCTAACTCATCCGAAGAAGTTAAGCAGTCACATGCTTCTGCGATTGAGTCTTATATCGAGAAGTTTGTAGGATTTGATTTAGCTAGTACGTATAGACCATCAGATGAAATAGGCACAATGCCGTTCACTAGGACGCTTGAGGACTGGGCAAAGTTTGATATTAATGATAGAACAAAGCACGATGCGTCAATCAGTTCAGGCTTAGCTATAATGGCAAATCAAAAACACGTATATTTACCGGAGAAAAAAGAGTCGAAAATTAGTGTTAATTTCGCAAAGTACGCTAACACTGGAAATCAAAGTCAAATTATTAGATAATGGCATGCGTCTATAGGCACATAAGAACGGACTTGAACATTCCTTTTTACATTGGGATAGGCAAAGAAGTCGCTAGAGCATACTCAAAGACTCATAGGAATGCGCACTGGAATTACATAGTTGATAAAACCAGTTATGAGGTTCACATTCTTTTTGACGATGTAAGCTACGAGTTTGCAAAAGAGAAAGAAAAAGAGTTTATTGAACTCTATAAAAGAAAAGAAGATGGAGGAATCCTTTGCAACCTTACCAAAGGTGGTGATGGAGTCCTTGGCATAAAACATACTGAGGAATCCAGAAAGAAAATGGGAGAGCCAAACAAAGGCAAGACCATATCAGAGTGGCATAGACAGAGGATATCTGAGTTTCATACAGGGAAAATAGTTTCTGAAGAGACGAAGAAAATAATGTCTGAAAAATTTATGGGTGAGAACAACCATAGATATGGGGTAAAGGCTTCTGAAGATACAAGAAAAAAGATGTCTGAGTCAGCTGTAAAAGGAGAGGGCCATCAGTTCTCTAAACTTAAGCAATCGGATGTATTAGAAATAAGAAGATTGAGTTCAGAAGGTATGAGTCAAAGAAAGATAGCCAAATTATTTGGAGTAGTTAAGTTTACTATACATAGTATAGTAAAAGGAATTACTTGGAAACACGTATAGAATGAAAGACGTAACAATAAATATCCCATCTACAACATTCCCTAGTCAGTTTGTACCTGACTCTGAAAAGGCTACTCCTGAATACGGATTATTAATAGGACAGGCAATCAGCGCGGAATGGTTCAGAAGAGAAGGAAGCTCTTGTAGATATTATAATCAATGGGGTGAGTTTAACCGACTGCGTTTGTACGCGAGAGGTGAACAATCTGTTCAGAAATATAAGAATGAGCTAGCCATTGATGGTGACTTATCTTATCTAAACCTTGACTGGACTCCAGTTCCTATCCTACCTAAGTTCGTTGACATTGTTGTCAATGGCATGAGCGATAGACTCTTTAAGGTAAAGGCATACGCACAGGATGCAATGTCTCAGGCAAAGAGAAGTAAGTATCAGGACATGATTGAGAGCCAGATGCTTGCTAAGGATCTGTTGCTAAAGATACAGAATGAAACTGGCGTTGATCCATTTGTGACTAACCCAGAGGAGTTGCCTCAGACTGATGAGGAGCTATCACTATACATGCAGCTTAAGTATAAGCCTGCAATTGAGATTGCCGAAGAAGAGGCTATCAATACTATTTTTGATGAGAACCACTACCAGGATACACGCAAGCGTATTGACTACGACTTAACTGTGTTAGGGATTGGTATTGCTAAGCATGAGTTCTTGCCAGGGGCTGGCGTACAGGTGTCCTATGTTGACCCTGCTAACGTGGTGTATAGCTACACCGAGGACCCATTCTTCCAAGACTGCTTCTACTGGGGTGAGATTAAGACTGTACCAATGACTGAGCTGTTGAAGATTGACCCTACCCTTACTCGTGAGGACTTGGATGAAATATCCAAATACTCTCAGAGCTGGTACGATTACTACAACACTGCTAGATTTTACGAGAACAGTTTGTTCTATCAAGATACCTGTACTTTGATGTACTTCAATTATAAGACCACAAAGAAGATGGTCTATAAGAAGAAGATTCTTGAGAACGGATCTACTAGAGTAATTGAGAAGGACGATCAGTTTAACCCTCCATTAGAGATGATGGAGGATGGTAAGTTCGAAAAGCTTGAGAAGACCATTGACGTATGGTATGATGGTGTAATGGTGATGGGTACCAACTTCTTATTGAAGTGGCAACTATCTGAGAACATGGTGAGACCAAAGTCTTCTTCTCAGCATGCATTGCCTAACTACGTTGCAGTAGCACCACGTATGTATAAGGGTGTTATTGAGTCGTTGGTTAGAAGGATGATTCCTTTTGCTGACTTGATTCAGTTGACTCACTTAAAGCTACAGCAGGTTATTGCCCGTACAGTTCCTGATGGTGTCTTCATTGATGCTGATGGATTGAATGAGGTTGACTTGGGCACAGGTGCAGCATACAACCCTGAGGATGCGTTGAGACTATACTTCCAGACTGGTAGTGTTATCGGACGTAGTTACACTCAGGATGGTGAGTTCAACAACGCTAGGGTACCTATCCAGCAGTTGACATCCAACTCAGGAGCGTCTAAGACTCAGATGCTTATTGCTAACTACAACCACTACCTTGACATGATTCGGTCTGTAACTGGACTGAACGAAGCAAGAGATGGTTCTACTCCTGATCCAAATGCATTGGTTGGTGTACAAAAACTAGCGGCACTTAACTCAAATACAGCTACTAGACATATCCTTGAGAGTGGGCTATTTATCTATCGTTCACTTGCTGAGGCACTTACGTATCGTGTTGCTGATATATTGCAGTATGCTGACTTTAAGGATGACTTTGCAAATAAGATTGGAAAGTACAACGTGTCTATATTGAATGACATTAAGGATTTGTACATCTACGACTTTGGCATCTTCATTGAGATTTCTCCAGACGAGGAGCAGAAGGCACAACTTGAGCAGAACATTCAGGTTGCATTGGCTAAGGGAGACATCAATCTTGAGGATGCAATTGACATCAGAGAGATTAAGAATCTAAAGTTAGCGAACCAGTTGTTGAAACTCAAGAGAGTTAAGAAGCAGGAGCGTGAGGATAAGATGGCTATGCAGAAGCAGGAGATGGCAGCAATGCAGCAGATGCAGTCTCAGGAACTAGCAGCACAGACTGCTATGCAGAAGATTCAGTTGGAGGCTCAGGCTAAGATGCAGTTCAAGCAGGCAGAGGTGGCATTCGATATTGAGAGATTAAAGGCTGAGGCTGAGATGAAGCGAATGTTGATGGCTGAGGAGTTTAGTTATAGCATGCAGTTAGCAGGTGTAAAAGAAACCTCTCTTGCTGATCGTGAGAAGATGAAGGAAGATTCTAAGGCCAAGAGAATTAGCCAGCAGAACACTGAGCAGTCGAAACTCATAAACCAAAGAAAGAATAACCTACCTCCAATGAGCTTTGAATCTAACGAGGATACGCTTGATGGGTTTGACTTGGCAGAGTTTGAGCCACGATAAAAAAAAATCTATAAATTTGTAAACATAAAATTTAATTAAATGGAAATCAAAGTAAGATCACTAGATGCAGTTGAGCCAAAGAGCATGCAGGAAGTTGAACAAGAGCTTCTTGAAAAACATGAAAGGGAAATCAACGGTGAAGTACAAGTTGGCTTGGATACTTCTAATATTGACAATGCAGTTCAAGATAGTCAGCCTGAAGAGGATGAGCTATCGGAAGAAAAGGTTCTTTCATATATTGGTAAGAGATACAACAAGCAGATAAACTCATTTGATGAGTTGATGGAACAGAGACAAAGCAATGAAGAGTTGCCTGAGGATGTCGCTGCTTATTTGAATTATAAGAAGGAGACTGGGCGTGGCTTCGATGACTTCGTGAAACTCAAGAAGGATTACGATGCTATGGACCCAGATACCTTGCTTAGAGAGTACCTTGCAGATACGCAGCAGAATCTTGACGCTGAGGATATCGATGTCTTAATGGAGGAGTATACCTTCGATGAGGACTTGGATGAGGAGTCAAAGATTAAGCGTACAAAGATTGCAAGAAAGAAAGCTATTGCCGAGGCGAAGAATTACTTCAACTCTCAGAAAGAGAAATATAAGTTCCCGCTTGAGTCAAGTGGAATGGGCTTGTCTCAGGAAGAGAAGGAGGAGTTTGAAGCCTATCGTCAATATACAAAACAGTCAAAGACTGTACAGGAGGAGAGTGATCGGAAGCGTAGATGGTTCGACCAAAAAACAGATGAGGTCTTTAGTAAAGACTTTAAAGGATTTGAGTTCGATGTCAACGATAAGAAGATTGTATTTGCTCCGGCATCTGCTGCTGAACTAAAGTCAATTCAGTCTAGTCCAATGAACTTCGTTAATAAGTTCTTGGATGACAGTGGTTTGATTAAGGATGCAGCTGGATACCACAGGTCTTTGTCTATCGCTATGAATCCTGAGAAGTTTGCCAAGTTCTTTTATGAGCAAGGCCAAGCGGATGCTACTGATGACGTTTTACGTAAGACCAAAAATATAAATATGTCTGAGCGTAGAGCTCCAGAGGTTGCTACTAAGGGAGGAATGCAGGTGAGGGCGGTTGCTCCAGATTCTGGAAAGGGTCTAAAAATCCGCAGTATTAAAAAAATGTAACAACTAAAAACAAAACAAAACAATGGCAGTATTAAATACCCCGGGATATCAGTTGCAGCCAAGTGCTGAGCAAGTCCCTTTATCAACTAATTACATTACCAACTTTGACTTCTTGAACCAGTATCTTCCTGATACTTATGAGAAAGAATTCGAGCGTTATGGTAACAGAACAGTAGCTTCATTCCTTCGAATGGTAGGTGCTGAGATGCCGTCTAACTCTGACATGATCAAGTGGGCTGAGCAAGGTCGTTTGCATACCAAGTATGTAAACTGTGATTCTAACGCAGCTGCTGCTGCTGACACCGCTACTATCACTGTAAACGATTCTAACGTAAGTGGAATTGCAATCCGTGTTGGTCAGACTGTATTCATTTCTGAAAACTCTACAGGTCTTTCTAACAAAGGTATTGTTACCGCTGTCAACACTACTGCTGACACATTTGATGTAGCTTACTACGAAGCTGGTGGACAGACTTTCCCTGGAACTAACCCTCTTTCTGTTTGGATCTACGGTTCTGAATTTAAGAAAGGTACTCTAGGAATGATTGGTTCTTTGGAAGCTGAAGACGAAATCTTCGACAACTCTCCAATCATCATCAAGGACAAGTACGCTGTATCTGGTTCTGACATGGCTCAGATTGGATGGGTAGAAGTAACTACTGAGAATGGTGCTACTGGATACCTTTGGTATTTGAAGTCTGAGCACGAGACTCGTCTACGTTTCGAGGACTACCTTGAGACTGCAATGATTGAAGCAGTTCCTGCTGAGGCTGGTTCAGGTGTAGCAACTCAAACTGCTAACTCTCAGGTTGGTAACAAAGGTTCTGAAGGTATCTTCTACGTTGTGAACAATCGTGGTAACGTATGGGGTGGTGGTAACCCAACTACTCTTGCTGACTTTGATAGCATCATCTCTCGTCTTGACAAGCAGGGATCTATCGAAGAGAACGTAATCTTCGTTAACAGAGCGTTCAGCTTTGACATCGATGATATGTTGGCATCTCAGAACAGTTACGGAGCAAATGGTACCTCTTATGGTTTGTTCAACAACGACAGAGACATGGCTTTGAATCTTGGATTCACTGGCTTCCGTAGAGGTTATGACTTCTATAAGTCTGACTGGAAGTACTTGAACGATCCTACTATGCGTGGCGGTTTGCCAACTGGTGGTTCTGCTTCTGGCACTGTAACCGGTCTATTGGTTCCTGCTGGATCTACTACTGTGTATGACCAAATCCTTGGTAAGAACGCTAAGCGTCCATTCTTGCACGTTCGTTACAGAGCTTCTGAGACTGAAGACAGACGTTACAAGACTTGGATTACTGGTTCTGCTGGTGGAGCACAGACTAGCGATCTTGACGCAATGGAGGTAAACTTCCTATCTGAGCGTTGTGTATGTACCTTGGGTGCAAACAACTTCGTATTGTTCAGATACGGATCCTAATTGTAAATAATGGAGGGGCCGATTGGCCTCTCCTTTACCTTTAAATAAACAAGACAATGGCAAAGAAAGTAATCGGACCAGGTCCAAAGAAGGCTGTGATGCCAGGACAAAAGTTAAAAGAAAGTGCTACCGCAGTATTGGCTGCTAAGAAATTGGTAAGCGATAAGAAGAAGGCAGCAGAGTTGAAAGCAGCTAAGATGATGGTTGGAGCAGCGTCTACTAAAAACAAGCCTGTTCTAAACACCAAGAAGGTTGTTATCAAAGCTAAGTATCCATATTAATTAACTGAGGGGGTCGCTGTGACTCCCTCTATTTTCAAATTTTAAATTTAATCAAATGAAAAAAAATGTCACTAGCACGGACAAAATCTATAAGTTAAAAGGAGAAGCTGCTCCGTTATCTTATACGTTACCATCAAGAAACACAAGAAGATATCCTCTTCTTTATTTTGATGAAGAGAATAATGTAAACAGACCGCTGAGATACGCTATCAACCAGAGGTCTCCATTTGAGGATGAGCAGGATGGTAATGCCATCGTTGAGCCAGTAATCTTCGAGAATGGATTTTTAAGTGTACCAAAAAATAACCCAGTCCTTCAGCAGTTCTTACACTATCACCCACTTAATGGCAGAGCCTTTATTGAGGTTGACAATGAGAAGGATGCTGCTACTGAGGTAGAGAGACTTACATCTGAGGTTGACGCATTGATTGAAGCAAGACAACTTAGTATCGATCAGCTTGAGGTGGTATCAAGAGTACTATTCAATAAGGACCCAAATAGATTTACTACTGCTGAGTTAAAGCGTGATGTATTAATCTATGCCAAGAGAGACCCAAGAGGTTTCCTAAATATCTTAAATGACCCTATGCTTAAGTTGCAGTCAAATGTTCACGTGTTCTTTGAGCAAAAACTATTGACTTTCAGAAATGGCAACAAGGAGGTTTGGTTTAACACTGGATCTAATAAGAGAAAGATGTTGACCGTTCCTTTCGGTGAGGACCCATACTTCTGTGTTGCTGAATATTTAAAGACAGATGAAGGAATTACTGTTTTGAAAATGTTAGAAAATAACTTAGATTTGTAACGTAGTTTTTCATGGTTCACATAGATAGATGATTAAAAATGGGGGTGTAATAACACCCTCTTTTTTTTTGTTTATATTTGTAAAAAGACTAGAATGATCAACTCAGTTAGAAATACCGTATTGGCAATTCTGAACAAGAATAATTACGGATACATCTCACCTTCTGACTTCAACCTGTTTGCCAAGCAGGCACAGCTAGAAATCTTTGAAGAGTATTTTTCTGGGTATAACGACTTGATTAACAAGGAGAATGCTCGTGTATCTGGTACAGATTATGCTGATCAGAAGAAGGCATTAGAAGAAGCAATCGAAACGTTTGTAGTTACATCAACACTTACTCAAGTTGCTCCAGCGACAAATAGATTTTATCTGCCATCGGTTACTACGACTGGCTTTGATTACTTCATGATTAACAAGGTCTTGTGTTACGATGCATCTGGTGTTACTAGAGTATTCAAGGCTGAGGCTGAGAAGGTTACACATGGAAAAATTACACTGCTAGTGAACTCTAACTTGACTGCGCCTACGGAGAACTTCCCTGCGTATACTCAAGAGGGTAGTATACTAACGGTATACCCTACGACAATCAACTTGGCTAACGAGGTGGATGCCAATTACATAAGATACCCTAAGGACCCTAAGTGGACGTTTACTACGTTGACTAATGGCGAGCCTGTGTTCAATCAATCTCCAGGGCTGGGATACCAAGACTTCGAGTTACCTATCGAGGACGAGATAAAATTAGTTTCAAAGATTCTTCAGTACGCTGGTATGTCTATTCGTGAGATTGAGGCAGTGCAGTTTGGTGGTGCTGAGGAACAAAAACAATCTGTATAATCATGGCATACATCACTCAATATCAGTATTACGAAAACGGTGGAAATCAACCAGTAGATAAGAACTGGGGGTCCTATCAGTACGTTAGCCTTCAGGATATTGTCAACAACTACTTGTTGATGTACGCTGGCAACCATTCTTTGGTAAATAACGAGGAGCGGTATAAAATTCTATTCCATGCTAAGAGAGCAATACAGGAACTAAACTACGATGCATTTAAGCAAATAAAAGTTCTTGAATTAACTGTTGACGATACGCTGAAATATATCTTGCCATCTGACTACGTGAACTGGGTTCGAGTTAACCTATACAGAGATGGCTACTTGAGACCACTTACTGAGAACATTCAGGTGCTGTCTGCTAAGGCTTACTTGCAGGATCAGACAGGGAAGATTCTTTTTGATCAGCAGGGTAATGCATTGTCTCCTGAGTATTCAGAGATTGACTTGCAGAGATTGGCTGGTACCAAGAAGAGTATATACTTGAATCCAGATAGCCGTTACGATGGCGAAGAAGGATGGGACTTGGGTGATGGCAACTGGTGCTTTGAGTATGGACTAGGACAGAGATATGGTCTTAATACTGAGACTGCCAACTTTAATCCTACGTTTAATATTGATACCAAGAGTGGTGTGATTAACTTCAACTCAGACATGTACGGTCAGTCAGTTATCCTTGAGTACATATCAGATGGTATGGAGAATGGTGATGACTCAATTATTAGCGTGAATAAATTGTTTGAAAAGTTTATTTATGCGTACATTACGTATGAGATTCTAAACGCTAAGCTTGGAGTTCAAGAGTACATTGTGAATCGTGCAAGAAAAGAGAAGACTGCACTATTGAGAAACTCTAAAATCAGATTAAGCAACATTCATCCGGGTAGACTATTGATGAACCTACGTGGTATGGACAAGTGGTTGAAATAATATGGCGAATATTACTAGGAATTTCATAGCTGGCAGAATGAATAAAGTCGTTGATGAGCGACTTATTCCTGATGGAGAGTATATCGATGCTCTTAATGTTCGCATGGGTTCTACTGAGAACTCAGAGATTGGTGTGATTGAGAACACTAAAGGGAACACCAAACTAACCACGCTAAAGTACATTAATGGAACTGCTCTTAGTACATCCGCTAGATGCATAGGAACGATTACTGATAGCAGCAAGGAGACTGTATACTGGTTTATCCATGACTCTAACTTTGGTGTTGGAGCCACTGGTAAATTGGACATGATTGTTTCATTCAACGTGTACAATAATATACTAACGTACCACGTTATTAGTATTAATGATGGTGGTGGGGATAATACCACGCTGAACTTTAACCCAGGCTATTTAATTACTGGTGTCAACATTATTGACAACCTGTTATTTTTTACTGATGACTACAACCCACCACGGGTAATTAACCTAGATAAGAACTATCCAGATCCTGTAGGCAACATTGACCAGTTTAGTGCTGAGTCTATTCTTGTTATCAAGAAGCCACCAGTTGAGTCTCCTAGTGTTGAACTTATCAATACTGGTAATGAAGAGAACTACTTAGAGAGTAGGTTCATTTGCTTTGCTTATCGGTATCAGTATGAGGATGGTGAGTACTCGGCTACATCTCAGTGGTCTGCTCCTGCTTTTGAGCCTAAAGCTTTTGACTTTAGCATCAACAGCTACTTGAATGATGGGATGCAGAATAAATTCAATACTGCAATTGTAACGTACAATACTGGTGGTCCACTAGTGAAAGGTATTGATTTGTTGTTTAAGGATACCACAACTAATGTCATTAAGGTCATTGAGAAGCTTAACAAGGCTGACCTAGGTCTGGTTGATAATAAGAACGAAAAATTCACATTCACAAATAGCAAGATATTCACTATCCTTCCGGAGAGTGAGTTACTTAGACTATTTGACAACGTGCCATTGCTTGCTAAGGCTCAGACTATTATGGGTAATAGGCTAATGTATGGCAACTACGTTGAGGGATACGACATGTTAGATGAGAATGGTAATCCAGTACAACTTGATTATAGCACTGAGCTAATATCAGAAGATATTGGAATTGCTCAATTACCAAATACACTTGCAACAGGTACCTATAATTTTGGAGTTACTCAGACAATTAATGATTCAGTTGTTTATATAGATTTAGGATCTGTAGATTTGGTTGAAGGTTCATCTATAAATGTTGAGCTAAGATTTGATCACGATTCATTTGCTGGTGATACTCCATTCCCTACAGAAACAACTGACAATATTTCAATTACGTTCTTATTTACTTTACCTACAAATTATAATTCTGTATATGAACTTGCAACCAGCGTAGAGTTTCAAAATGCAGTAGGTGATTTAGCAAATATACAGCCAGTAGCTACTTCTTGTAACGGTGTAACGCTTACTGATCAGTCTAATTGTGCTATCCCAAATAATCTAGATGCACTTATTAAGTATCAAAGTGGTATTAGTGCATCTGGTCAGGGCATAGGAATAATTACATCTCCTGCTAGTTCATCAATTGGCTTTCAGTTGTTGACAATGAGATATGTAAACAATACTACTACACCTACATTTAATGTGTATGAGTACTATTCCATATCTTATGTAGATGCATTCTATCAAAAAATAAACTCATCAAGAAGCTTACATAGCAACAGAGGTTATGAGATTGGCATAGTGTACATGGATGACTTCAATCGGTCAACTACTGCATTGGTTAGTTCAAACAATACTGTTAACGTACCATGTTCCGCATCTGATACAAAAAACTCTATTCAAGTTACAATTCCTATAGAACAAAAGCCCCCATATTGGGCCACAAGATACAAGTTTGTAATTAAGCCAGATGAGGAAAATTACGACACAATATATACTAGTATATACTTTAATGACCCTCTTACTAACAATGCATACTTTCTTTTAGAAGGAGAGAATGCTAGAAAAATTGAGACTGGGGATAGACTTATTGTAAAGGCAGATACTGATGGTCCAACAAATACCTGTACGTATGCTACAGTACTTGAGAAAGAATCTAAGGCTTCTGACTTTATTCAGATACCAAGTGAACTAGATCCTAACGTTGATATTCCTGTTCCATCAGGTGTTTATATGAAGATTAATCCTAATAACTTTTCAGTTGTTGTGGATGAGCTTGCTTTAATTGCTCCTGGTACTATTGAGGCTGAGGAAAATAATCCTGGAGATTACCCTGTATTACAATACCCAATGAATAGATATGATTCAGTATCTTCTTCATGGGTAGATTATGATGTTCCAGCTGGTAGTCGTATCAGAATGAAGATTGAGTTTGAAAGGCTTGGAGCTGGTCAAGGTAATGGAGATTGTGGAAGACGTATATATACTCTTGAGAAAGAATTCATTGCATCTGAATCATATAACAATATGAAAGACTGGTGGGATGGAGACAATGTGTTTCAAGTATTAGATGATGGTACATCAGAGTTAGGAGCAGGACAAAATCCTATTGAAAATGTTTATGATGATTCGCTTGCAACTGGATCTATATCAACTGCTATACCATCGATTGACAATGAAACTAAAAACTATTACAGATTCTATCAATACCCAAGTACTCCTGGTCCAAACAAGGATAAGATTGTTCTTTTAATATCTGGAACAATTAGATGTAATGGTGCTACACAAAAGAAAAAAAGAAGATCAAGCGTTACTGCAACATTTGAGGTATTCAGAGCTGATACTACGTTGATATTTGAAACTGAGCCATCAAATGCATTGCCAGACGTATTCTTTGAAAATGAATTATCATTCCCTATTATCAATGGTTTCCATACTGGTAATGTCCAAACTCAAACAGGAGGCCAGCCAGCTATAATAGATACTAAATTCTTTAACTGCTTCTGCTTTGGAAATGGAGCTGAAAGTTATAAGATACGTGATTCAATTGTAGGAAGGACATTTAATTTAGGAACAAGAGTTACATCTGTAGCTGCTCAGGACTACCAGCAAATCAGAAGGTTTGCTGATATAACCTATAGTGGTGTGTATAACTTCGAGTCAAATGTTAATAAGTTAAACGAGTTCAACCTTGGCCTACTTAACTACAAGTACCTTGAGGTTGCATTTGGACCTATCTATATTCTAGATACAAGGGAGACTGATATACTTGTGTTGCAAGAAGATAAGATATCTTATGTGCTTGCTAGTAAGAACTTGATATCCGACTCTGCTGGTGGTGGTGCAATATCATCTGTTCCAGAAGTTCTTGGAACTCAAATAGCTAGACTAGAAGACTTTGGAATTAGTTTCCACCCAGAGAGTTATGTTCAGTGGGGTCCTGATAGATTCTTTACTGATGTGAAACGTGGTGCTGTACTCAATCTAAAGGGTGACCAGTTGATTGTGGTATCAGAGTTCGGTATGCGTACATGGTTTAGAGATGAGTTCATTGAGTCATTCAATACTCAGAAACTAGGTGGCTACGATCCGTATCTAAATGAATACGTTTTGACTACAAACTCTGAGGAGTTACCTAGACCACTAGAGTGTTTGGCTTGTGGAGTATCTCAAACGTTTACTATACCTGATGGGGATACCTTTACTTACTGCGTTGACTTAGGTCAGCCTGTTGGTACAACAACCATTAACTACAGTGTACCTGCTGGATCTACTGCTCAATTTACTATATCAGTAACTTATGATGGTACTACTGAGACATCTGGTCTTGTGAGTGCATCTGGAAGTTTGCAGTTTGAGAAGGACAAGAACAACGTAAATGTAGCGACTATTACTATTGTTGCTAGCGATCCTCTTGAAATTACTGTAGTGCCTAACTGTCCTGTTAAGGAGACTTTAACTATTGTGAGAGTTACATTGACTAGCGTTGTTGACTCAGGAAAGACAATTCATAATGAATATAGATATACTGATGGGACCTATGTGTCACCATTGCAATCTACTTTTGTTACCTTTGCTGTAGATGATTCAAGCCCGGTGGTATCTCAGTATGATACAGTATCAGGTCCTCAAGGATTTGGAGGTATACCAACAGATGGGTCTAGCCTTAAGATGATATCGAATAAGATTGTACCGGATACATTTGATTTTGTATTAGGTCAAGACAAGTTTAGATATCTTCGTAGCAATACGCTTTATGCAAACAATCCTGCTGGGATATCTTCATTGCTTGCAGCATCTACAGTAGTTGCTCCAATCACAGGAGGATCAGGAGTTTATTCAGGATCATTCACCGTTCCTAGTAGCGGTCAGTACCTTTACTTAATTTGGGATTATAGAAATTCATTACCACTAACACTATGCTATTCTGCGACAACAACTCAGGATGCATGCTGTGGATGCGATTAATATGGCAACATCAGGAACATTTTATTTAGACGCACCATCACTTAGTACCGCTACGGTGGTATACTCAAATGCAGCACTGACAACAGTTGCTCCTAATGGGTTTTATTCTGATGGATCAATTGTAAGAGAGCAGGTATCTGGAGTATTATTACCATCAGTTATTTGCCCTGCATGTTCAGTTCCATGTGGTGAAAATATTAATGCTAGTGGGGCTCAGGGTATATACTATTTAAGTACACAATTAGGTACAGCTACTGGTGCTGTTGTTATTAGATTTAATCCACAGACTGTACCAGATGGAATACTTGCAGTTTATGATGGAGATATATACAATGGAGTATCTTCTCCTACATTTGGTTGGCTTCAGGGAACAGTAGGACTACCAACTTATATAGGTGCAACAAGTGGAGACTGCGGAATAGTTGCAGGATCTCCGTACACTTTGAATGAGTTCCAATACAATGGGTCTACATTCGCTTCATTAGGAACAACCACAAGTGTATCAGTATTGTCAGGTCAATTAGACTTTACTGCATCTCCTCCTGGTAATACTGTAATGGTAATACCAAAGACTGCTGCCGCTCCAAGTATATTGGATCTTACTTTAATAGGGCCATGCGTTGCTACTATATTTGACATATCTGTTGCTTGTCCAGTAGCATTACCATCTTTTGCTTCTAGTACAGTAAATGCAAATAGCACAGCAGCATGTGCTGCTACTGTGAATCAGACATACTACGTAGCCTATGTTACTGGTGGATCAGGAGTTCTTGGATTGTATGACTTGGTGTTTAGCGATGCCAATGGAGAATTTAAATTAGGGGCTGGATACTATAATACCACTGCTGCTGGGACTAATGAATGGTTTCAAGTAGACTCTAACGGTGTTATTATTGCATTCGGTGATTGCTTGTATTCTCAATTCGCAGTTTACTTCGATGTAACAACAGCTCCTAATACATTTGGATGGGCTAGTTCAGTAGCTGCTTGTGCAGGAACAGGTACACCTTTGACAGTATATATTGTAGGAACAGAAGCATCATTATATGATGTGTTCCTTGCAGGTAAAGTGCTATATACAGATCCAGGGCTTACTACACCATTGAATGGTAATAATACACACTATAAGACTGTATCAGCTCCAGCTTCAGGACAAACTTTATTAATTGATGGAGTTGGAGTAATTTCAAACTTTGGAGGACCTTGTTAAGATATGGCAAACTACACACTATCATATAGCGAATCAAGTCAGGGGTGGCCATCGTTCTACTCCTTCATTCCAGACTACATGGTTGGGATGAATAACTACTTCTATAGTTTTAAGGGAGGTAACTTATATCGTCACAATGTAAATGAGACTAGAAATAATTTCTATGGAGTAAGCTATCCGTCTCGAATTCAAAGCGTGTTTAACACATCGCCTCTTGAGAATAAGATATTTAAGACCATTAACCTAGAAGGGAACCAGAGTTGGGCAACACTTGCTGAGACTGATATACAGACTTCTGGCTTCATCGAAGCAGCATGGTATGAGAAGAAGGAAGCCTCATGGTTTGCGTTCGTTAGAAACGCTGGTACGGTGCCTGCGCAGCCTTCAGAGTATGCGCTTAGATCCGTGAACGGGATTGGCCTTAGCCAGAACGTAACTGGTTCTGCATCTGCATTGAACGTGTCATTCCCTATCAGCCCAGACCTAACTGAGATTGGTAGCATTGTAAGTGTTGGGGACTACTTATATTATAGTTTGCCATCTACGTATAGCACACCAATATTATGTGGTCAGATTACAAGCATTGTGGTTGACTATCCGGCAGGGAATAACAGGATAGTTGTGAATGCATCAATAGCTGGTGGCAGTGTTCCACCTATAACTACGCCATTCTTTATGTATATTAAGGGGTCCGTAGCAGAGTCACATGGGGTATTAGGCCACTACTGTGTATTCACATTGGAGAACAATAGCACTACTAAGGTTGAGCTATTTGCAGTTGAGTCAGAAGTAATGAAAAGTTATCCTTAAATTTGCATATATGGGAATCTTAGTAAGGGCTCTAAATGCAAATGACTACGATGAAATCCTAGTAGGATGGTGGAATGATTGGGGGTTTGATGCTCCTAGTAGAGACTTCTTGCCTCAGGATGGGGCTGGAGGTCTTATTGTATTTGATGGGGATGATCCAGTGTGTGCTGGGTTTATGTACGCCACCAACTCAAAGGTTGCTTGGATAGAATGGATAATATCTAGCAAGACTTACAGAAAGAAGCCAACAAGAAGAGAGGCAATAGATTTATTGATTTATACCTTGACAAATATCTGCAAGAATAAAGATGTAAAATACGTGTACTCAAGTAATGATAATAAAAATTTGATAGACTGCTTTACTAAAAGTGGGTTTAAAAAAGGTTCAACAAATTTAACAGAGTTAATAAAAATATTTTGATATGGGACTAGCGGCATCATCTATAGTTGCAATAGCCACTTCGCTTGGTAGCGCAGGTGCATCATTTACTCAGGCTGGAAAGCAAGCAGGTCTAGCTAAGAAAGCTAAGGCTGAAGGAGAACGAGCATTTGAAGAGGCTAAGAAAAATCTTGAAGTAAACTTTTACGAACAACTTGGTATACAAAAAGAAGCCTATGAGTTAGAACGTGAAGCTATGTTGTCTTCAGGTGCTCAAGCTATTCAGGCTGGAGTAGAAAGCGAAAGAGGTGCTGCTGCCACTGCTGGTAGGGTTCAACTTGCACAGCAACAAGGACAAAGAGAAATTGCTGGAGCAATGGCTAAAGAACTAGCTGGCCTTGAATCGCTTACTGCTGAGGAGCAGTCAAGACTTGCTGCACAAAGAGCTGGGCTTGATTTAGCAAGAGCCGAAGGATCTCAAGCAGCAGCAGCGCAAGCTCAAGCCATTCAGGCTGCGGCTATAACTGGAGGATTCCAAGGATTAGGAAGTGCAGCACAATCATATCTTCAAGGAAAAGAATTGTTCAAAGCAGAGCAAGGACAAAAAGAATTAGAGAGACTGAAGAAAGAATACGAAAGAGCTGTAGCTGATGGTATTATAGGTAGTAAATTTAAAGATCCATCAACTGGTCAAGCTCTTCCATTTAACTTAGCAATATCAAAATTGTCAGGATACGGGACAGATTTGTCTAAGGTACCTACCATGGATGATTTAAGAGCTACTGATTTCTTGACTGATAGAGCAGAATTACTTAAGTCAATAAGAGAGAATGCTTTTAATGAAGGCGGTGCGTTTAGAGAGAACATTGCACAATCAGCAAATCCAGCATCTAGACAGAACTTAAATCAATTGAAGAATTTTCAAGTTCAAACATTTACTCCAAAATTCTCTCCTTTAGATCAAATAAATTATTTCAGCTCTAATCCTTTTACAGTTTCAGGAAAATAAAGAATGGAGACTTACTACAAATACGCTGAAAGGCAAGCAGATAGTTTTGTTAACTGGGGAGAAATCGGTAAGAATCTTACTGACATGCTTCAGAAAGAATTTCAAATCCGGGAGGAAAAGAAAGATGCTATTGACAAAGCCACCAGAGAGAGTTTAAAAACTTTATCTGATCAACCGACTGGGCAACATGAGGGACTAAACACATGGTCTTTAAAGTATGCAGATGAAGCTAGAGAGGCTATTCTTTTGCAGGATAGACTGTTGAAAAAGGGAGCATTAAAACTAAAGGACTATACCATTATGAGACAGAATCTCAACGATGGTACAGATGAATTATATTCAGCTATAAAGGGGTATCAAGATATCTTTAAAGTAAAGATGGATCGCCTTAGAAGTAGTGACCCAAAAAATAAATCTCAGCAGATTGAAGTAGACTTAATGTCTATGATAGAAGGGTTCTCAGATTTTTCTAAGTCAAAAGTTTTAATTGACCCAACAAACTTTACAGTAAGCGTTGGTATTATGGAGCCTGACCCAGAAAATGAGGGTGTAATGAGGGTAAGTAAAAATGTAGCTACTACAAGTTTCCTTAAGAAGATTCAGGATACAAGGTTTGATTACTTTGATTCTGAGGCAGCGGCTACTGAGACTGCTAAAAGCATAGGTAGTTATTTAACTACTGTAATTGGACAGGGGACTGGTTTAGAAGGACAAACTCTTACTGTGGAGAATGCATTAGCAAAGCCTGCTACTGAAAAATATATTCGCCAAAAAATAAAGTCTTACTTAAGCAATCCATATCATGTAACTTCAATACTAACTGAGGATCTTATAGAAGATGACAAAGAAAATCAATACGTGTCTAGTATATCTGGCAAGGAAGGCAATGTAATCAAATATGTTTTTGATGGTCAATCAAATCTTCCAATTGCTGTTCCAACTGAAGAGCAAATGAAGGCTGCTGAAGACTACATGTATGGAATGATTGTTGCTAAACTTGACTACAAACAAATAGAAGGAAGGTATTCAAAGCCTCAACCAAATATTGTAAAGGCTGATGAAACTCCTAGTGGAGGCGCAAGTTACGCTGAGAATATCCAGAAGTTCAAGGCTAAATTAAAAGCAGTTAAGCCTAAGAGAGACAACTATGTGTTTACTGGTACTGAAGCAATAACTGTTGGAAATATTGAAAATCTTTTGAGCTCAGATCCAGCAACAATTGGTAAATTTAAAGTGAGTTCAGCAAATAATGTAGTAACAATAACTGATAATGATAATGTTGTTATTGGATCTTATGACTTATCAAGAACTCAGGGAACAGGTGACTTGAAGCAAAGAGAAAGATATTTAGATGACTTACTTGATAAGGTAACAAATTACTCAATCTCTAAAGACCCAACAATTATTGGTGTATCTTTGATGACATCACCGCAACAGCAGTCGGGAGGAGTTGGATCAAAATATTAATTAAAGAATACACATGAACGAACAGGCGATTATTGACTCATACAATTTATTTGTACAAAGTGGGTATAAGAAATCATTACAAGAGTTCAAGCAATTGCTTGCGTCTAATCCTGAGGCAGTTAATGATTCATATGGATTGTTCCAACAGAATGGATATAGAAAATCATTAGATGAATATAAAACCCTTATGGGTATTGGCACTACTGTAGAAAGTCCTGTAGCAGAAGAGCCAAAAAAAAAAGAAGCTACGGTTTCACCATTTGTGGCTGGTGGATCGGGGCTTACGAAGTTTGACCCACGTACTGGTCAGGTTGTACAGGATTCTCCAGCGTTTGCTCAGCCTAAAGAGAGAGACTTTAGTGGCCTAGAAGTTAAAGTACAAGATGAAAAGATATTAACTAAGCCAGCAAGACAAGATAAGCCTTTAGTAGCTGCTGAATCTACTAAAGTTGTTACTCCTAAAGTTGATAAGGTTGAAGAGCCTGAGAAGAAAGGTGGTAAGAGTTATCTTGAAAACATAGCCCTAAACCTTGGTCTTGGTGCGTCATACGCTAATGAAGCAGTTGCGTCTATACCTGAGAGTATTGTAAATCTTTTAGCTATCCCACAGAACTACATTGCCGAGAAGACTGGCTTGCCCATTGGCGTAACGGCTGAAGGTATAAAAAAGTCTTGGGGTATCACTAACCCATTACTTGACTACGTTAAGGAAGACCAAAAGATATTAAGCGGTGAAGTATCTAAGTTCATTGCAGATAGGTATGAGGACCCTAGTATTGTAGGAAATTTTGAAAAGGGTAACTATAAAGAAGGGTTTGAACTTTTAGGGTCAGCCATTACTCAATCTGTTCCAGTTAGTATTGGTCTAATGATAGGAGGAGCATATACTTCTCCAGGAAAACTAGCAACTGTAGCAACATTAGGATTTACAGAAGATCAGAGAGAAGAGCTGGCGGCTATGGACCCAACAATGTCTGAAGCCGAGAAGACTCTTAAAGCTGCTGGTATGGCAGGTGCTGAATCAGTGTTCTCGTCAATAGGTACTGCCACTATAGGTAGGGTTTACAGAGACATAGCAAAGAGAGAAGGGGCAGAGGCTGCTAAAGGAATACTTAGAAATGGTCTTATAGAAACTTACAAGAAAGCTATAGAGAAGACTGGTGTAGTAGCTGGTTTTGTTGGAGAAGGAATTGAAGAGGCAGCTACTCAGATTACTCAAAATGTTATATCAGGCAAACCTGCTTTTGAAGGAGCGGCTGATGCTTTTGTTACAGGTGCTGGAAGTGGTGTGGTATTTACTGCACCTATATCAGCAGTTAATGCAAAGAGATATGTTGATAACAAAGTACAATCCTATCAAACAAAAGGAAAGGTAACTGAAATTTTAAAGGATAAAGGTACTGACATTTCTCAGGTATACAATGTACCTGTATCTTCCGAGATAACTACTAGCCAGCTAGAGATTAGCAATCTTCCAAACTCTAGAAACTTACTGGTTAATAATTTAAAGAAGAGTGTATCTAATGGTCAAATCACAGATGCTGATGCTAAGCAATCTTTATTTGTGTTTGATAAAATACAGCAGGTATCTAATGCTGTTAAAGATTTAGACGTAAGTCAAGAGGACAAAGCAAGAGTTGCTACTCTATTAAGACAGAGAGATGATCTTAGAACTAAGATTCAGAATAAGGATGATGTATTAGTCGTACAAGAGAAGCGACAGATTGAAGATATTAATAATCAGATTCAAGAGATAATCACTAAACCAAAAGAAGATGCCATTCAAGAGCAAGCAGCAGGTCAAGTACCTGTACAGCCAGGAACCGGAGTTAGCCAAGAAGTGGCGCAAGGAGAACCCAAAGCAGAACCTCAAGGCGTTGCCCAAGAAGGTCAAGTCCAAGAAGGGAAGTTAACTCAAGAAATTAAAAGAACACTTCCAGAACAAACTAACCTGACTGATAAAGAGAAACAAGTTCTTAATAATTTAAGTAGCACTGAGAACATAAGTCTAGATGAGGCTGAGAAAATTTTCAGAGGGTACAAGGTAAATGATTATTCTAAGTTTAATAATTTGCTTAGAAAAGGATTGCCTATAACTAAGGAGAACCTTATTAAAGAGGGTGTTAAAAACGAAGAACTAGCTACCTTATTAGAGGAGGACTATAATAATTTATCAAGAGTATTATCTAATTCTACATTTTCTCCTCAAGAGCAGACAACTCTTTATAGAGTAATGTTCGATGGAAAGAATATACTAGATGAATATAATGAAGGAGATATAATATCAGACAAATCTTTTGCATCTACAACCATTGATGAGAACTGGGTCAAGGACGCTAATCGTCCAATGATAAAATTTGAATTAGAGAAAGGTGATCAGATAAATGGATTCTATGCAGGTGGTGTTGAGAAAGAATTTATAATTAATAAAGACACTGAGTTTGTTGTAAAAAAGAAAGAGGTTATCGATGGCAATACCGTTCTTACAGTAAGTCTACCAAAACCTCAAGGCGTTACCCAAGAAGGTCAAGTCCAAGAAGAAGTAGTCCCTACTACACCTATAGATGTAGAAGGGGAGGTATCCTTACTTGAGAAATTACTTGCGCAGGAGGAGACTGCACCTACTAAAGCCGCTGGTATATCAATATCAAGCGAGACTGATGTTGAGGATTTGAGAAATAGAACTCAGTCAAGGTCTCAGCAGGCCACAACAAAAGAAGAGAAGGAATCTGCCAATACAAGGGTAAAGATTATTGACACAGCGAAGAAGGCTATCAATACATTGAAGTCTGTATTCCCTGATGTTGATATTGTAATCCATGATGATGAGGGTAGCTACAATTCTGCTATGTCAGAAATAGATGGCGTTGCTGGATCTAGAGGAAACTTCTTTATTGACACAACTCCTGATGGTAAGACAACAGGAAGGATTGACATCAATCTATCTAAGGCTAACTCTAGAACAGTAGCCCACGAGATTGCTCATGGTATATTACTAAAGACCTTTGGAGATAATAAGAACTTGTTCAATGATTTCAGAACAAGAATGTCTAAGGTTCTTAAAGGTGATGTGAACCAGCAGCTAAATGATTTTGCTAATCAGTATGTTGACCCTGCTACAGGTGAGTTGCTAGATGTAAACCACGAAGAGTTCTTGGCTGAACTAACTGGTATACTAGAGCAGCAAGAGGCTAACGTATCTGTTACTACAATGCAGAAGGTTGCTGCTTTGATTAATGAGTTCGTGTCTAAGATTACTGGTGGTAAGTTCAAACCATTTGAGGATACTAAGAATACCAAAGATGTAGTTGACTTCTTTAACACCATATCTAGTGCGATAAGAGAAGGTGGTGAAATACAAGAGCTAAATGGAGGAGGAGAGGTAGGTACATTTAACTTTACTTCAAGAAGTAGTTTAGATGTAAAAGAAGCTCCAAGTGTAGCGAATGACAGCAGGACTTTCATTAGAGATTTAGTCGAGGATGTCGACATGGTAGACTTCAATGGAAGAAAGTTTGTCACCAACATGTATGACTACACTACTGCCGGAACTACTGACTTGGGAAATGGTCTAACTATAAATATGCTTGGAGGTAAGAACTACGTTCCATACATGATGTCCCTACAGGATAAGAAGATAGGAGACGTTTCTAATCTAGCAGCATTCAATACCAAAGCCCAGGCAGAATCCTTTGCACGAAATGCAATAAAAGGAGATGCATCATTGTTTGCTCCACACTCAGGTACATTGTCTGAGTCTTGGCAGTTTCAGCAACACACGTTTGCTGAACTTGTTAACTTGATTTTAGATAAAAAGATAATGAGTGATGCTGAATTGATTGATTTATTTAATAAAACAATCAGTTCAAAAGCTAGTAAAAAGGCTTTTAACGCATTTAAATCTAAGTATGGGAAAGATATATCTAACTTTGATTCATTTAAGAATGATCCTAAAAAAATAGTAGAGCTATTAGATGTTAAAAATAATTATTCTCCAAACTTAAGAAAGGCTCTAAACAATGCTATATCAGCAGACAAGACTTTCCAAAAAGCGATAGGTGTAAAAAACAAAGAAGAGTTTTTCAAAAGAATAATGGATCCTCTCAATGATGGTGTTCAGGGTGGGGAGATAATTAACGTAGTTGAATTTGATCCTAAAACATTTCAAATAGTTCAAACAAAGCCAGGAGCCATAGACCATCACCCATCATTTGGATGGACTATTCTTTCCAAGATAAATGGAATATATCAGCCTACTAAATTTTACCAATCAAGTAATGTAACTGAAAGTTATGTTAAGTATAATAAATCTGGTGAGCAAGTATCAAGAAAGGCTGAAGAGAGTAACTTTGAGAAGAAGAATGTATCATCAAGTGCAGGTTCAATTCCAAAAGTTGCAGAATTTGTAGAGCCATCAGAAACAGAAGCACCAGCTACAAAGCGAATATCAAGATCTCAAATAAATGATGCGTTATCAAAGGCATCTGGAACAACTCAGGTTGCAACAACAACAGGTAGTTATGTTAAGGCTGCAAATATTCTAAAAAATAGTGGAGTAGAGGGCGACATATTAGACTATGGGGCTGGCCTAGGATTAGGTTCAGATGCAATGAGTGATGTTCTTGGTAAGACTGTTGATTCATTAGAAGTAAATCCAGAAAGATGGAAAGGGAAAACTCCAGTAAAGTATACTGATGCTAATCAAATAGACAAGAAGTATGATGGAATAGTATCATTGAATGTGGTCAATGTAGTTCCTAAATCAATAAGGGACTTTATTATAAAGGACATATTTAATAATCTTAAAGATGGTGGCACAGCTATAATAAGCTCAAGAGGGTTTAAAGGTGATATTGATCAAGCTAAAAATTTTGTACCTGGTCCTGAAGAAAAGAGTTACATAATTAAAAGAAAACAGGATGGTGAAATTATTGATGTATTCCAGAAGGGGTATGATGGTAATGAACTAGTTGAATATGTTCAAGATTTATTGGGGGACTCTGCCGAAGTAGTTTCAAATAATACATTTGGAAATAAAGGTGTTATAATAAAGAAGTCTTCTGGAGTAAAAAGTAGGGCTCAATTGGCTGCTAATGATGCACAGAGAATCGTGAATCTAGGGCGTGCTAATGGCTTATCTGAGCAGGCGATATCAACTGTACTACAGAAACGTGGCTTCACTCAAGAGGCCATTGATACTGCATTGGGTAAGGTTGAGCCTGCTGCTAAGAAGGTTGAGGTGACTGAGGAGTTTGCTCCGGGTTACGACAGAGTTCTCAATAACATGTTCGGTGAAGAAGGTGTGGTAGCTAAGTCACGTAAGCGTGGTGTATCTAAGGAAGGTATACTAGAAAATGCTATTAACTACTTGCGTGGCACCAAGGTATACGAGAACGCTACTGAGATTCAGCGTGATGCCATGGAACGCAATGTTAACAAGGAACTAGGTAAGCGTGAGAAGGATGCGCCTAGTGCGGAGAAGGTAATAGGCAAGCCTAAGAAGAAGCAGGTCACTATCGATGAGATGGCTGCACTTAAGGACCAGATTAAACTGGAGGCTCGTGCTGCTCGTGAAGCCAAGGGAGACTTGAACACCAAGCGAAAGGCATTGGCTGCTAGAATTATTGCTGCCAGAAGGAAGGGTACAATTACTGCTGTTCAGGCTAGAGCTCTAGTGAATAGAATCAGTAAAGTGAATCTTGATAATCCTATCATGGTAGATAGGTTACTAGAATATACTGATAAGGTATTCGATGATGCCAACTATGCTGCTGATATGGCTGAACTAAGAAAGTTACAGAAGCAGGCTAAGTCTAGAAACCACACCTCAATGACTAACGTAGTCAATCAATTTACATCTATTAATCCTGAGGATATCCCAATAGATAGAATACAAGACTACAAGGAAGCACTTGACTTCTTGAATACAAGGACTCCATTCTACGGTAACATGAATGAAATCTTTGATGAGATGTTGTCATATAAGGTAGCTGAAAAGTTTGATGCTGTTAAGACAAAGGATGCGCTTATGGATAAGTACAAGAGCATCATTGCAAATGAGGTCAAAACCGTTGAAGACTATGTGGCCCTAATTAAAGACCTCAATGCATTTAAAAGAAAAGCATTTCAACTTCTACAGAATGATGCTATCACTCAAGAAGAATATGACGACTTGATTAATGGTGCTGGAGAAACTCAAGCAGTTATAGAAAAGAAGTTTGCAGAACAAATTGCTAAGATAAAGAAAGACTTGATTGCTGAAATAAAAAAGCAGCGACCAAGGGTAAGCAGAGACTTCAGCAAGGAGGAGAATGATTTGATTCGCAAGTACTTAGAACTTAGTGATGCTGACCTTGAGAGTCTATCTCCTGAGGACCTATTCATCTTGAATGATTTGCTAGATAACATAAGCAATGGAGAGATTGACAACTTCAGGTTCAATGAGATTATATCCAAGGCATATACAAGTGATGGTGCCAACAGATTGGCTAAGCAAATTGATGATTCAAAGTTTGATATGACTCCTGAAGAAGGAATGAAAGAACTATCTGAATATGAAAGTTCATTCTGGGAAGGTTTACTTGGTATGGGAAGAGCTAAGTCAGGAGCACTACAGAAGTTCGTGGTATCTGTGTTCAACAGAGCCATTGCTTCCTATGAGAACTTGACTAGAGATGGATACAATGAATTCTCAAAACTTAAGAATAAGTATAAGATGTCTGATAAGGACATGCATAAGTTAGGTATCCTAACCACATACCTTCAGGAGTACATGGCTCAGTTTGACCCTAAGAATGAAGGCATAAAAGATATTGGTAAGCGTGACTGGTTCAAAGAAATATTGAGCAGCAAGTCAATGAGAAGCAAGTACTCTTCTGGTAAACCATCTATCCTAAAAGTTATTGGACTAGGTAAATCTGAGATAGATATCATTGAGGAAATCTGGAACAGCCTACCAAAAGATAAGGATGGTAACGTAGATCCTAAGGCTGTATACGATAGTTATATGGCTAACGATGGGAAGTTCTTTACTAAGAATGAGAAAGGATTCTTTGATGATGTAATGGCTTACAAGACATCTGAGATTACACCGAAGCAGAAGTTTGCTAATGAGATTAATGGTGCTTCATTCAAGGAGATTCCATTTCACATGATGCGAGTTAGACTTGATGGAGGTAAGACTCAGATTACACCAACTGCATCTTCTGATAATGGTGTAGTACGTATTAAGGCTGGTACAGGGAAGGAGAGAGTTAGTGAAGCTGTTGGTCCTATCATGACTAACTTCGAGAAACTATTCATAAAAAACCTTGAGCAGACTGGTCGTGACTACTTCTTATCTGGTGCACTTAAGGATATCAATAACACTTTGTCAGGTGCTAAGAAAAAGATTAATCCAGACAAGATGCCTCTTCTTGATACCATATCTGGTGCATTATCCGAGGCATTAGGATATGAGTTTGATAGAACTCAGAGCAACTTTATATTTAGAAACTTGCTATCAGCGAGAGCGGCCATTACATTGTTAAGGCCAATTAGAACTGTTGCTGAACTTGGATCAACACTTTTATCTTACCCTGTTAGAGCTAAAACTTTATCAGGATACAAGTCATTGTTCGGTGAACAAGGGGCGATGAAAAAACTTCTTGAGTTTACAAATAGTCCTATGTTGTTAAGAGATAATATAAACAAGGCTATTGATATCAATGATGGAAGGATTGAGCCACAAAGCAGATTTACTAAGGCTACAAATTATCTATCTGGTCTGCCAGAAAGAACAATGATGATTACCTCATGGATGCCAACATTCAAGTCTGAGTTTAAGAACATCACTGGTATAGACTTTGATATAAATAAGTTTAATAATAGCGAAGCGTACAGAGAAAAGTATGGAAAGGCTATTAGGGAATCATCAGCAGCGGCTGATGCTCAGACTGAGAAGATTATTGGACCAACCACTAAGGCAGGACAGAGAAGAGAGGTTAGGATAGCACCAAAGGTATTGGCAAATATTATAGGTCTTGAAGGAACTGTATCTAAGAACACTGCTGCTGGTCAGATACTTGGCTTCTTTAGTAACTATCCTTACCGAGAGGTGACTGAATTCATAAATGGATTTAAGGAGGCCGCTGAAGTTATTAAAGATGAAGGAGCATTGAGTTCATTAAGCCAGTTACAGAAGCCGCTGGGTATTGCATTGAACGTAGCTGCTTATGGATTTCTTGGAACTCTAACCTATGCAGGACAGCTTATATTGCTTGGAGATGAGGATGATGAGGAGAGAGGAATTAAGATGCTCAAGGATATAATGACTACAGAAGGTTTATTAAATGAGCTTGCGTCCAATGCTATATCGCTTGCTGGTAGTAAGTATGCAGCTGGAGGTAAGGCTTTACTTCAGTTAGCTGCTACTATAGCAATTGAATCTACAGATGATGAGGAGCAGAAGGCCAAGATAAAGAAGTTACTAAAGGATAGTGTGTTTGTTGATCCACTTCCAGTTGAACAGGCTGCTAAGTTTGGAGGAAGAGAGAAAGCCTTGAGTGCTATAGGAATGTACATCCCTCAGTTTGTAATACTAGCAGATAGATACGCTGACTTTATTGGAGGTATTAATGAATTTGAGGCCATATACGACAAGGTAGAAAGTAAAGGTGTAGAGAGTTTAACTCAAGACGAGGGTACAAAAATCCTGGCTTTGAACACAATTATAAACGCATCTCAGATATTACTAAACGTATTTGGTGGCACATCTTTGCCTGAATACAACAACATCAAGACTTACATGAATAAACTAAAAGAAGAGGCTGGAGTTGCTGATGTGTACAAGGGAGAGGAACCTGCTAAGAAAAAGTCATCCGGAGGCGGAGGTGGTAGTAGAGGTGGAGGAATGAACAAGACCGACCTGAAAAGATATAATCGTGAACTATACGATCAATTGTATGGAGAGGGGTCGGCTACTTACGAGATAGAGCAGGAGGTAAAAGCCTTCGAGAAGGAGCAACGAGAGTATAAAAAGAAAATCAAGGATCAGGTGTATGGGGGCAAGGACTAAAAGTCCTCCTCATATTCTATGGTCTTGATGATATCTCTCAAATCTTTTATCAGGGACTTAACGTCTTCCTTAACTGATTCGTACTCACGGTCTACTAGCTTCTCGTAGATCATGGCAACGCTAGCGTGGAAGCCTTCTGTAGTGAAGGCTATCCTTGCTGCTCTTTCTTCTTGGACTCTTCGATCCATTCTTTCTCTGTTATAAAATTGTATACTGGCTTCATTCTCTCCTTGAGTAATCTAAGTTCATGCTTAAGTGCCTCATTCTCTTGTACTAATCTACCAACAATATTGTAGGAATCAACAGGTTCATCTCTAAATTTATTCATGATTACCATTTCTTTGCACTTAAGATACAAACTTCTGAATTTTGAATCGAGTTCAATTGTGTCTTGAAACTTCTTTAGGTAGTACTCAGCAGTGTATCTGCTCTTCTTCATACTAAGCGCAATGCTCTCTACATGAAGGCCAATGTCCTTGAGTAGCGAAGCTAATATCATTCTGGCTTCGACCTCACCTCGGTACCTTGTAACGGATAGAGTCCGTTCTCCAGTCACCATTTCAACGATGTTGCGTAGGTGTTCAATCTTCTTTCTCTCTTCCATAAAAGAGTTCTGCTTTGATTCCATGTTTCTGTAGTTCTTTGATTCTATATTCCTGTAGTTTACTTGGCTTACCTGTAGGTCTCTTGACTTCGTAGAACTCTACATCAGACCCTTTAGGTATGGCGATAAGGTCAGGGATACCATTCTTGTTGGTCTTAATCAACTTGATTACATAGTACCCCTGATCCTCAAGGTCTTTCATTAACTTACTTTGTATCTGCTGCTCGGTCACTTGATTGTAGTTTTGATTGTCTTGATTTTTCTATACCCTAAACATACCCTATTTATACCCTAAGGGTACCCTATTTATTACCGACATTACCGCCAGGATTACCGCCGTTACCGCCAACATTACCGCCGTTACTTTTTGTACGGCCTGAAGTTCTTCTTTGCTATCTGCAATGCCTCTGCTTCAGTGTCAGCAACACCTGTGTCGTAGGTGAACCCATCGCTGTACCAGTACAGCCAGTCACCTCCAATAGATTGGAACACGCCTATTGATTCAACAGGAACTTCCCTCATGTAGAATAGGCTCTTTGCTTGTTGTCCTAGATAGATGTTCATTTGACTATCTCTTTTAGTTGATTATAAATATTCATTTGATTCTCTCCCCAGTACATGTCGCACTTTCCATCCTTGATGGGTGAGTTTGTGAAGTACGCCTGCCTGTACTCATTAGGTTTTGCTGTGAACCTGTAACAGGATTCTTTGTGGGGACAATCTGTCCCTACGCACATCGTGATATCAGCCATGGGTTATAAGATATTTAAGACATTCTAACTCTGCTTCTTCGTAACTATTGTACAAGTTCTCAGAGAGAGTCATCGCACCAAATGAGTTAACGATTCGGTAGGTAAACTTTGGGTGTCTGTTTATGTCCACCTGAATCTCTTGATACAACTCACGTTCTCTGAACCATCGGAACGCCTGCTGATACAAGGGAGCAGCTACCATCTCGCTGTTACTATTGGTATGAATAGTCACCAGTGTAACCTTAGTTGCGCTAGGTCTCAGACCTGAGCCACCGACTTGATACCATGCTAAGCATGGCTCATCAAAGCCCTGCACCTTAAGTGATAGAGCCTGTTCGTAGGGAATGAACTCATTTTCCATTGATTAATAATTTAAAACTTGTTTTTTAACTTCCATCCAATATTTCATGCCATCATTGATGTCCTTGTCAAAAGGAAACTTTGCTTTCATTTTTGAATAATGGTCAAGAGATTCTTGTATATCCTTGATTATTAAATTCTCATTACCCTTGTAATAGTTTACTAGTTCATTTGCTTTCTGAATTGCATCCATCTGTTTGTTTGTTTAGTTGTTAAAGAAATCTTTTTTAAAGTGATTAATAGTATAGTCCTTCTTTTTAATTACCGCCTTGTAGATGTCATGCTCAATACCACCCTTACTGAATACCCAGTACACGTGGTTGAATGACCTCTCCTTGGTTGTCATCCTGTCCCTGCTCTGCCAGTAGCTGGTAGCACTGAAGTCAATGTTGTAGTACACCAACGCCACTGCATTGCGTAGGCTGATGCCCTCTCTTCCACTGACAATCTGCAACGCTATGCTCTTGTCAGTCTGGTCAAACACTGCTAGGTCAGTAGTCAACTGGTCCCCATACACCTGCTTCAGGGCAGACAGCTCCTCCTTGAACTTGTAGAAGATACCTATCTTCTGAGTACAGAAGTTGTCGTAAATGAACTGAGCCTTCGTGTTGTCCAGCACCATGCTGTTGCCACTCTCAAACTTAATCGTTCCACTGCACAACTGGTGTACCTTCATCATCAACTTGACTGGAGTATCTGCAAGGATCACCTCCTGCTTCCCCTCCACAACTAGGTCCCTCTCAAGCTTTCGTATCAGACTCTTGACCGAGTCCTTTATCTCTACCTCTAGGATCTCCTCAGTAACTGATGACACGAACCCTGCCTCCTTCTGTGAGAAGCTTATCATGTAAGGCCGCATTGCTTCGATGATGCTGTCCATCCCTTGGCTGTAGTCATTTACGTACAGGCCATTGATGTTCTTCTGCTTCACCTTGACATGCACATCAGCGAACCTGTAGAAGTTAGGGAACTGCCGGAACGGATTGTTAGGTATGCCGTACACCTGATGGTACATCTGAGAGTAGCTCTCCGGAGTTGGCGTACCTGATAGCAGTATCACCTTGGCCTTGTGCTTAGCAATGGCGTGTCGAATCATTACAGCCCGATTGCTGGGCTTTGGGAATGCACCTATGCTGTGAGACTCATCGATAATAATTAAGTCAAATTTGAGGCTGTCTACCACGTGGTGGAGGCTCTCGTAGTTGACCACCTTTATGGTGAAGCTAGGCTTTAGCGTATCGTAGTCCTTCTCGATACTGCCTATGGCCTTCTTCTTGGTAACGAACAGCACTGACTTAGCACCGCATTCATCTGCGATACCTAGGCTGGTCAGTGTCTTACCTGTCCGTACCTCCATTGCTAGGAACACGAAGCCATACTCATTTAGGATCCTTGACCCTTGGTCAATTATATCTTTCTGGTATGGTCTAAACTCCATGCTCTTTGATCCGTAGTGGGTGAAGCTATTCTTAATTCGTTCCAGTGCATCGGCATCTGAGTAACTGCTCTTTGATAATACATCGTATAGTAAACCGCAGTACTCCAACATATTCCTGTCAGAGTACGCTGGTATCCGTTCAATTATCTTGCTCATGAATGATTATCCATCTGCCCATCATGTCTCTTCCCTCCTCAGGTGGGACACCATACTTGAACATGCCATATGCAATCAACCACTTATAGAACTTGGTCCTGCTAATAGTCATCTTGGACTTAGGTCCGTAGTCAGGGTACTCGTTTACGAAGTCATTGTACAGGTCATTCTTATAAAGCCTCTGCCCAGGCTCTAGCGAGCTGTTCTTAGGCTGACCCTCAACTAGTCCGCACCACTCGATGAAGTCATGAGAAGTCTCAGCAGACAGCTGTCGAATCTTTAGGTTCACGAACTTACTTCTCACCAGTCCAGTGTGGAGGTATCCTCTCAGGCACGTGATCATGTAATTGTCAAACTCACACCAGTCATCATCATTCCAGTCCCCAAACATCAGCTTACCGAACTCATCCAAAGGCGTGAATGATTTGCTGTAGTACTGGTGTAGCTCCAGCTCCCACTTCCTTCTTGCAAAGCTATTGCCTGACCCCTTGATGGCGTAGTTGGTAGTGATTGCAATCTTTGGGGACTTGCTGAATGGTATCTTGATGGCGTCCTTGTTCTTCTTCTCTAGGGTCAACCCTTCAGTTACTACACTGAACAGTCTCTCGAAGTCAAAGTACTTCTTCACGTCATCGAACACCAGTATCTGGGTGTCTGCTGACACCAGCTGGTAGGCGAAGCTTCGCTCGAATGTAAAGGACTTGCCATCGATAGTCACCACCTTCTTCATCTTGGCCAGTGCGTTCATGAATAGACCCTTACCGGTACCACCCTCAGGGTTGTCACTGATGACCTCGTCATTTAGGATCACCGCTGGGCAGAAGCTTAGGTTCTTGTACCCATGCATAAGGAACCCAATGGTACTCTCCATTGACTCGACCCTCCCATCGTCATTGCCACAGATGTTGCGAATGAACTGCCGATAGTTGCAGGCAGATGTCACATCGCACATGTTAAAGTTTCGGTCAATCACGTGGTCCTTCCACACGTATCCACCTAGGTCTAGGTAGTCAATAGACTT